TTTTTTAAAAAAATCCTTTGCCTCGTTCATACTCCATAAACCTCCAATTCCGTTATAAATTCGCCGCCATCGTGTTTGCCCGCGGCAACTCTGAATTTACCGTTTGCGGATAAAGATTTAATGTGTATAATGCTATCTGTTTTAATCCTATGGTTTAGTAAGCATTGGACCTTATAGCCGTTTAACGTTCGGCTCTTGTCCACTTCCTCAACCGTTACTTTCTTTTTCTTCTTTCCGTTAACAGTTTCATATTTTACCGTTGTTTTGTTTACCTTGTAACTTTCATCCTTTGAGTACGGCGTTGGCGTTTCAATTAACCCGCTGGTTTTATCTAATAAAATATTTGTTTCAATCCCCTCGTTGCGGCCGGTTACATATACTTTGCCATCCGTCATATGCCATTTTGCATTACAATCCGGTACAATATCCCCAATAACCTTGCCGGCGGCTCCTTTTACTGTTTTGCCGCCCTTATAAACCTTGTTTGTTGGCAAACTCAATTTGCCAACTTTCAACCCGGCGGCGTGGATAGCATCCGTCAAAATCTGTTTGGCCGTAATGTCCTTCTTATAGGTTTTATTAATGGTCTTTGTCAACCAATTATCTGTTACATCTGCGATGGTTATAGTTGTTTTTTTATCGACTCCATCCCACCCTGTAACAACCTTTTTAATGGTCCCGGATAGGATTTTGCCAACATCCCCGGAATAGCCGGCATTTAATGTTGCTTTGGAGCCTTTTTTAAATTTCCGTATCGTTTTATCTGTTAGGTTATAAATGACAATATCGCTCATATCAACCTCCGGACCGTCCGAAAACTCAACATCAAACTCTATTGAAAATTCATTTGTAACTTTAACATCACCAACGATAAACTCTATTTTTCTACCGAAAAAATCACTCATCCGGATCACCTAAAAACAGAAAAACAGTTTCGTTTAATTGGTCCCATCCAACGCGGGTTTCTTTTCCGGCCTCATCAAACGGAATTATAGGCCATTCGGGTATAACCGAATCATCCGGGTAAGAACCAAACAACGCCCGGCCATAAACTATTTTCTCGCCTTTGATAATGAGAATGTCATTTTTATATAAATCCATTGTGAAAAAATCAAAACGTTTATTATAGTCAATAACAAATGTAAATTCATCCTCTGCAATATCCATTTGGAACTCATATGGAATACTTGTTTTGTCTATGTCCATGTATTTCATCCGCCTGGCCTCCTTATGGTATTAACAATTTCATTCCGGGTGATATTCTATCCGGATCGGGACCAATAATTTTTTTATTGGCGTTGTAAATTTTCATGTAATAGGTTTTTGTACCATGGCCATAATATTTTTGGCTAATCTTGCTCAATACATCGCCCTTTTTAACAATGTAATAACGTTTATTTGGCCCTTTGGTTGTCGGTTGTTTTTTCCCGGCGCTCGTTTTGCTTTTCGGCTTGCCTTTACTGCTTTTATACTTTTCTGTTTTCACTATTTGGCTAACCTTCAAATTAATATCGAATTTATACGCGGTCCCGGCAACGTCAACATCTTTTGTTGAGGATATGCTTTCAATAAGAGCATTCTTTAGGGAATAGCGGCCAACATAAGTCAACCGCGTTCCCGCATCTGCATATTTTTCTAATTTAGATAACCTTGTCATGGCATCCGAACCGGTGCAAACTCCGGATATTTTTAATTTTATCGGATCTTTTTTTACATGATCCGTAATGCTTAACCCGCTTTCAATCGGCTTGTCCGTTGTTTCAACGCTTTTATCCCGGTCCTCGGAATAGACAACATCTAATTTAACCGTCCCTAATTTCGGCATTGCTTACCCTCCTATCAATCGAACGCCAACCCCAATTGGCTAAATAACCGCTCTAATTCGTTTTTAGCGGCCTTTGCGGCTTGTTTTCCAATCTCTTTTGCATCCCCGGTTGCTCCGTTTACCTCAACTTTAACAGATGGCGCAAAAACGGTTGAACCTCCCCGCATTTTTCCGGTTGGTGCAACTTGCGCCCCCATGTCTAATTTAGGTTTTCCGCCCCCTGTACTGGATAAAACGCCCGCGGCTCTCAATGCGTTGGACTGTTTGGCGGTTAAAACGGCCTCATCCTTATGCAAAATACTAGGAAACTCATTATATGGAACCCGTTCCAAACCGGTTGCATAACGGCCAATTTTGGTTGTTGTATCGTTACTTGAAACCGGATTTTTAGCAATGTGTTTTCCACCCCAACTTACTTTTCCGATCGTCGGAATATGGAGGTTTGTTCCAGCTACTTTGTTAATTGCGCCCAATAATGTATTGATGCCGCCAATTAAACCGTTTATTTTGCCGATCATGAAATTTACAGCCGCTCCAGCCGCGCTTTTAATTGCCTCCCATGCAACGGCCATATGGTATTTAACGGTGTCCCAATTTTTATATAAAGCGATGCCGGCGGCAACTAGTAAACCAATACCAACGGCAACCCATGTAAATGGATTAGCTAATAATGCGGTATTGAAACCCCATGCCGCTAATGTTGCTAATACGGTCCCGGTCCGGAACGCTTTTATTAATGTGATTATACCGCCGATAACTTGCATTGTTCTAAAAGCGGCAACCATCGCCGTAATGCCTCCAGCCAACGCCAAAACCGTTGTTGATACTGCGGGCCAATTGTCATTTACCGCGCTTGTTATGCCCTGGATCGCTCCTAAAACGGTTGTCCCTAATGGCGCTAAATCTTGAATTAACTTTTTGAATATGTCCCATAAATTGCTAATCGTATCAACCAAAACCGGGCCGTTTTGCATTGCATAGCTTACGAAATTTTGAAACCCTTGCGATTGTCCAAAACTAGCGGACCATGATTTAAATTTGTCGGTTAATGTAACTAATTTCTCCTCCAGCATCGCGCCATACGGAGAAAAGGCCATAATTATATTCATTATCCCTTGAATTGCATTTCCGCCGATGGTTGCAAAATTTTGCAATGCTCCAGCGCCGTTGGATGCTAACCAATCGAAAAACTTTTGCATTCCTCCGCCGCTAATGTTTTGATCCATCGTTTCTAATAAATTGGTAAAGACGACGCTTACCGCTTTTATAGTAGGCTCCAAACCTTTTAACAACTCTTTGACAATGTGTAAAGCGGTCCCGAATTGGTTGAATACATCCGGCGCGAATTGCTTTTTAAAATCACCAAAAAATGATTTAAAATTTTGCAATTCTTTAAGCGCAAATCTCTCCTCTTTGCTAACACCTTCCATTGCGGCGGCCAATGCTTTTTGCGCCTTTATCCGTTCTTTTGCGGTCCCGGCACTATCTATTTTCTTTTGCAATGTTTCGATCTCTTTTTCTTTGCTAAATAAGTCGGTCAATATTGGCAATGCTACCGCTCCGAATGCTCCAGCGGCAACCCCGGCGGCGGCTAATGAGGCGGTCAAACCTCCAACGGCCAACAATAACGGAGCGGCGGCGGCAACGGCTCCAGCGGCTACCAATGTCCACATCGTGCCCAATCCAACAACTTTCAATGTTGCTAATGAAAAAGCGTCCCCTAATCCGCCCACTTCATGACCTGCGCCATTTGCTCCACTTTCAACGGCCCCCAATGCGGCCTCCGCGGCGGCGGATGCTAAAACGGCATCTATACCCATTTGGGTAAATTCGTCGCCCACATCGTCAATTTGATGGTCCAAATGCCGCAACTCGTCCTCTATTTCATTCAATGCACTATCAACCGCGATTAATTCAGATACATCAATATCTGAAAAATCAATACTAACAACTAAATCACGAATGCTCCCGCTCATGGTCAACCCCCTTTATTTGCGGCTTTTTTGCTATTCCTTTCGGCCATTCCAATTGCGGCCAATGTTTCCATTACATCCTCCGCGCTCCAGGTTTTAACCTCAACCGGGGATATATTTAATTCCATCGCAATCCTGTATGCCCACCAAAAACGGGCCGCATTATGAATAAAGCGCTCATCAACATCATTGATGCCTTTGAGCGCTCTTAATTCATTATTTGCCTTGTTGAAATCGGATGGCCGCCGTGGCTACCTCGTCCATTTCCGCGAAATCTTCAAAATCATTTAACTCCAATTTAGGTTGTACAACGATATGCTCAAACACTTGTTTGTAAAGGCGTTTTCTTTGGCCTTTCTTCTCGCTCTCAACATCGTCCAAAATGTCTAACCATGCAACCGGAGTAACCTTTTGAAAAAGGTATTTGCGCCCGCTCCCGCTTGTAAAATCCTTTGTTTGTTCAAACTCTTTCACTTTTTCCTCTTTTTTGATGTTTGCCATGGTATTTTTACCCCTCTCAAATTATCAATTTATTAATATGTTACATCGTAATCGGCAATATGAAATGAAACCTCAACGCCCGCGACTTCTGATCCCCATTCAACGGATGGAGTTTTAATAATAACCGCTTGATTGCCGCCGCAACGGAGTTTGTTTGTGTTTGCATCGATAACCTTAACCGGAAATAAAAGCGTTTTTTGCTTTGCTAATCCGATTAGGTATGTTAACGACGGACTTGTTTGTTTTAGCGTTACTGTAATTGTGCCGGTATTATCGGCGCTATTCGAATAAGTAACAAGGCCATCCGCGCCAACGTGCGCAACTTTGTTATCTTCATTTTTTTCCGCTTGGATCGCGGTCCCGTCCATGAAACCGGTAATAAATTTACCGTTAACAACTAAACTTGTATTTTTAAAATCAAATACCTCTGCCATTAATTAAAACCTCCCTTTTATAGAGTCAATACCCCGTTAATGTCAACATCTTCAACCGCTCCGGCAATTGTCGCGCTCCAATTCACGTTTGGTAAAACGCGGTTGGCTTTGTCGGTGTTTAAAATACTGTTTAAATCCGGAGTTTCAACCGTGAATAATGGGTTATCGTCCGCATCTTTCGCAATAATTCCTAAATCGGCCGCATCTTTTAATGCTTTTTCCAACTCTGCAACAATCATTGCAATTCCGCCAACTGTATACGGGATTTTGTCCGTATTAACCAATAAGCCGAAAATGCTTGAAGTCATGCTAGAGGTAATATAATCTTGACCCTGGATAATATCAATATACTCTCCGGATGTTGTTACCCCGTTTGACGTAATATTCACGCCACCCTCTTTGATGTATGTTGATGCTCTATTTGTTTCGATAGTATTGATGTCCGTTTGGTTATAGCCGGATGGATCAATACCATTTAACGTTTTAAACGTCCATGTAAACGCGCCTAATTGACGCGGCGCCCCTACTCCTACCCATGCCTCTCCTGGGAATTGCGCCGGCGTTGGATGCACCATTACAACGGTACGCTCTGCGTTTAATGTGTTTGCCAATGCCTTATTGGATGTTGATGTGAAATAGAATTTTTTATTTGCCTCGTTCCACGCCGCTAATGCAACAATGGTTGCGTCTGCATGGCCTGTACAAGTTAAATAATACCAATCATCTTGTGATAATCGCAATGTATCGAGTTTACCGGTAATGGTAGCCATCGACGTTGTACCTTCCGTTGCTAACGTTCCATAAACCGCAATTTTTTCAACAACTGGAGATTGTGAAAAAATTGCGCTTGCTAGTTTATAAGTGTTTGAAGTGTTACCAAAATCCGTTGCAATTCCTGTAATATCGGTATACTCTTTGTAAGAAAAATCTTTGTCAAATGACAAAATGAGTGGAACCCCAAAACCCGCCTGCGCAATCGGTTTGGTTTGTCTTGAAATCGCTACGCTAACAAATCTGTTTGCCAATCAAAAAACCCCCTTAAAAATTAGTTACTCCGGATGTGTTCACGGTTTCGATATTATCGACAACGCGCGTCAACTCCCTTGTTACCCTTATAATAACATCAAACCCGTTACGACGCTCGTAATTTTCGACAACAAACGCATCCCGGTTTGTAATGTTCGACAACTCCACAACCGCAATGTTAGCGGCCTTTAAATCGTCTAATCCGTAAAATTCAAACCATTCATAAATTTGTTGCGCCAACTCCCTGGAAACATCATCGTCTAAATCAAATGCATTTAACGATATAGTCACTTTATAACTGTCTTGAAATGTCATTTGACCGTTACTATAAACCTCAACCGGCCGGCCATTATCTTTGGCAAATGCAGTTGTAAATTTATAGGTTGCGTGTGTTCCATCCGGCCGCGGTCCATTTCCATCCGCCTCGATAACCGGGACATTGCAAAATGTTTTTATTTTCGGGATTAATGCATTCCTAATATCAACTATTTTCATACACTAACCCCCTTTGCAAAATAAATATAAACATCTGCATATGCCGTATAGTCTTTATTGCTATCAATCGTGTAATCATCGCCATCATAGGAAACTTTCTGACCTATTTTTAACGCCGTTGTTGTGTAAAATTTGCGGTCCTTTGTGGTATATGTGCCGTTCCCCTCATGTTTCAATTCATCGTTTGTCAGAGGCAAAACAATGCCACTCATTGCGGTTGGCGCTAATGATCCGCCGGAAATCCATTTTCCGTTATCGTCATAATGTCCGGGTTGCTCATTATACACCGTGAAATTAACCTTAAACTCGTCTATAAAATCCGCAAATTCAAATTGCTTACCCATCATTCCACCTCACTCCGGATTGCTCCAATTAATCGGCCTGTATCCATTAATGGGTTTGATGATCTTTTAACCGCCGTTGTAATGCTGGAGTTTGGCGGCGTTGAAATGCTCCGCATATGATGTTGGATCATTTCGGCAAACTCGGCCCCTATACCCTCCAGGAATATATCTGGGTTAATATCTAAATCCAATACATCATTCAACATTTGTTCTATTTTACGTGTGATTTTATCAACGTTCTGATCGAATCCGGTCCGTAAAAACGAACGCTCCGGAATGGTTACGGATTTAAGTAACAAGAATACATTTTCAATGGCGCCGCGTCCTTTCTCCCTGGCCAAAAAGGCGTGGTCCTCTCCCTCCGCCTTGTGGAAAAATAAAGTGTCTCCAAAATCGGATGCCCTTTTACCTTTCGCCGCCGGTATTAATGGGATAGTCAACCATTCCGCGCTTTTAGGATGGATCGTCGCGCCGTATTCTTGCACATATGCAATCGTTACTAAATCGGCATCATTTGGGTATTGGTAATTATCCGCGCCAAAAACGCCAACTTTTATTTCGCGGCGTCCTAATCGCTCCAGCGCTCGCCTCAATCGTGGTATTTGGCTTGTACTCCTAATGGAAACGCCCATTATTTAAAACTCGCTTTTCTGTATGGTTTCAAATACGTTTGCGCCGCGCTCATCGTTCCGCCCTGGAAAAAGGATTTGCTCATATCCCCTAATGATTGACTTTGCACATTTTGTTTTTCCCCCATCGCCTGGACTATTAACGCAATGCCCATTTGCGCACCGGCTGGAATATCTTCCTTATAAGTTACTCCATCGGCATCCAATACCAAAAAGGGATTATTGCAATATGTTTTGGCCTGGTCAATTGCCGCGGCCAAACGCGCGGTAAAAACCGCCGTCTGATCCGTTGCAATCTGAATGCCTAATAGGCTTTCAATGTCACTTAATTGCATTTGCTAATTTCTCCCGCAATTTGGCCTCGCTTGTATTGTGGGCATATTTAATTTCCATTTGGTCCAAAAAACCTTTTACTTGTTCAACGCTCATATCATCAACACTTATTGGTGCATCGTTTCGGGCCTCATTCTCGCCCATTTCCGGCTCTTTTGGCTCCTCCGGTACTTTTACAACCTCTTGCTCTTTTTCCTCTAATTTGGCCGCCTCTGCCGCCTCTCTTGCCGCTTGTTCTCTGCGCATACGATTAAATGCCGCTAAACCCATTTTTTAACCCCCCTTTTTTAATCCTGGTAACCTTCCGCCCTCATCATTCCTTGGTACGGCTCCGGAACGTCTGACAATGTCATGTAACCTTTATCAACTTTGTATTTGTAATAAGTCAACATATTATTTCGCCCCCTCTAATTTTGCCAATCGTGTTTGAATATCATCTAATTGCATCATGATTGTTACTAACATTTCTCCAATGTTATCGTCATTCATTAGGGAAAGCGCCAAACCTTCCCCAATGTCACGAATGACCGGCATCTCAACGAATGAATCTAATTCTTCCGCCTTGATGCCTTTTTGAATTAAAAACTCTCTCAATCTATCTAACTCCATTTACTTAACCCCCTAATGCCTTAACGCGCTTGTATAACTCCGCGATGGCCTGGATATTAACAGATAATGCCGTTGTGTTATCGCTTTGTTTTGCAACCAAATCATCTAATGCGGAGCGGAT